CAATGAATCTTTCAGTTTCATCAATCTCTGACGCAAGCTGTGTATATTCATCTCCTATCTCTTTTACTATCTCTTTTAAAAAATCCATAATTAAGTTGCTGCCTTATAATTTAAGTTTAGCACAAAACGTGCTTTTTCGTCAGTGCATGTTGAACCTGAATGTCTTATATTGGATGGAAAAGTAATTAAACGATTTGCAACACTTTTCACATATCCACCAGATTCAAAAGATGTCTGTCCATCATTATCATTAAAATAAAATATAGAAGTAGTACAATCTTCATAATCTATATGAAATCCTCCCACTCTTACTTCATCAGATTTTGTTCTTAGATTTGCTTTAACTCTTATCCACTCAGAAGCAGGTATTCTTCCCATAAAAGGTTGTAAGTAAAACATGTAGTCTGATACAACTCCACGATCTGGAAGTAAGAACACATGTTGAAATTGATAATCATCAGGATGATCTCCTTCCTTATTTACATATGGATTATAAAACCAATGTAATTCACGTGTAAACCATTTATGTACTTGAATGAATTCTTCTGGGGGTAAGAAATTATCAACCAGATCAATTTGAGTTAATAATGGTTCCCAAAGATTAACTCCATAATGAGATGACATAATTTATTTTTCTATCTTATGATAGACTTCAACATAAGATTCGCAAGTTGGGCATGATAAGTTTGTAACTATATCATACTCCATTTCTTCATAATCGTCAAGATCATGATCTCCACCCCAAATTAATTCGGTATTACAATGCCAACAATTCATTATTCAAAAGGTAAATGTGGTTTACGAAATTTGATTCCAAACTTGTTAAGAAGTTTATCTATAGAAAAGTCTCCTGATCCAAGTAGAAGGATACACAATGCTCCTCCCATGTATAAAACCAGAAGTTCTAATAAGTAGATGTTAAATCCTGCAGTTACAATTGCATGGTATATTGCTACACCAATTGTACCTACAATTGATAATGCTGCAAACCTTGTGAATAGTCCTGCTATCAATAACCAACTACCATAGATCTCAGAGTATGCTGCTATGTATGATGATAATATTGGAAATGGTAATCCAATAGGTCTTACAAATGCATCAGCAAAGTTTTGTATGTCTGCTGTCTTTTCATAACCATGATGTATTAACATAGTTCCTATTGATAATCTTAAAATCAATAACCCAAATGATTTAATCATAAATTTCCTCAAGTAAAAATATACTATAATATTCTAAATTTTCTGATTTAAATGCTATAGTTGCTTCTGCATTTTCTTGTCTGTCAACTATAGAAACTATACGTTTTACAACGTAACCTGCATCTCTCAAACGTTTTACTGCTTTGATAGATGAACCTCCTGTAGTTACTACATCTTCAAGGACAGTTACTTCAGTTCCCTCTGGGAATGTGGGACCTTCAATATATTCATCAGTACCATGTCCTTTTGATTCTTTACGAACTATAAGTGCATCAACAATTCTATTATCTAATCCAGATACAACTGCTACTCCAGATACTAAAGGATCAGCTCCAAGAGTAAGTCCTGCTACCACTGGTGTATTTACATGTTCTAGTAACATAATAGAAGCAAGAGTTAATCCACGAGCACTTAATATAACTGGTTTACAGTTTACATAATGTTCTGATTTTTTGCCAGAAGAAAGAGTAAACTCACCTTTACGATAACCTTTCTCTTTAATTAAACTTAGAAGTTCTTCTTTCATATTCCTAACAATTTACGTTGTCTTTCAAAATAACCATGAAGTATCCATGAACTACTATTCATTTTATCTTCACCACCAATTCCAAATTCAAATTGAACTCTAGAATCATTTCCAAAACCTTCAATCTCAGGTGTGTTTCCTTTCTTTCTATCTCCACCGTTGCAAAAAACAACTGTGTTGGAAATATCTAAACACTTAGCAATAGCACCACAGGCAGATTCATCACTATCATCCCAAGAGACGACAGCATCTACCATATCAAGATGTCTAATAATATCTGCTCTTTCTGCCCACGATTGAAAATATTGATTTTTCTTTCTGGTTAACCATTCATTGCTGTTAAGACCAACAACCAAATAATTAGAAAGATCTTTAGCTCTTTTAAAATATGCTATATGTCCACTGTGAATAGGATCGAATCCACCAGTAACTAAACTCACTTTATCAAAAAACATTAGATTACCATTCCATAAGTATCACGAATTATTTTCTTATAAGGACCGCCAGGATTTGCATCTCTAACATCTTTAACTATTTTAAGTTTCTGATATAAAGCAGTATCTCCACCAAGAGTTAAGGCACTAATTATAGTAGCAAGGTCTTTATCGTCTATAGGTAAATCCATTAGGAAAAAAATGATTCTAGGGTAACTTTTTTTTCGACTTCCCAACCAATCGCATCTAAAATTGCTTTTAGAGGATATACAAAACTTTTTTCAAATTGCAATTCATAATCAATATATTGCGATAAACCAAACTCTGTAGGAAAGTCTTGAATGAATGATAACACATTCTCTTGTATAATGTTTGGTTTTTTTAAATAGATGAATTTAATCTTCTCTCCATTTTCAATGGCAGAATACTTATTTGTTAACTTTTTCTTCTTAAGATAAAAGTTAAACAGCAATGCACCCCGTATATGTATAGGAGTTCCTTTTACATAAATGTCAGATGAGGATTTATACTTCCTAACATTGGATGCAGTACGAGGAAATGCAATCTGTTCTGGGGGAAGAGACTTGAATTCCTTTCTAGCATTTTCAATAAAATCAATAACTTCGTCTTCAGTTCCACTCATCATTAATTTAAGTGCATCTTTAATCATTGTACGACAAGGTGCAGGGGTTGAGGATTTAACTGCCTCAATACCCATCATCTTGAGTTTTGGTTCTTCATATCTAACTCCTTCACTGTCCCATACATTTAAGATGTATCTTTTCTTTGCTGTCCATATTCCACGTTCTGCGATGTTCTCTCTCTTCATGAACATCTTTTGATCATATGCGTTTACGTAGTTGGCCAACGTTTCATAAGAATTCGTAATATATTTTTCAAGTTCCACCTCACAGATCTTATTAAGGAACGAAACAATGCCCTCAGTAGTTTTCTCTCTGCCCTTGTATACACGTTCCACCAAAGGACCAAGGTTAAGATAGATAGAATCAGTATCTGAAGCAATAACATAATCTTCATTCTCCGTTTTTAATATTTTATTTAAGTATGTATTCATACGATTTTCTATCCAACGAATAGAAACTTGCCCCGATAAAGTAATTGCTTCCGCATTTGCAAGTTTGTAATAACGGAAGTATTGATTACCAATCGCACCATAGGCAGAGTTGAGTTGTATCTTCCTTGCCATCTGGATATTATTACACCTAGCAATCTCTTTCTCAAGAGTTTTAGTAGGAGTTTTTTGATATGCTTGTTTTGCTGCAAGCATTTTCTTTTTATAGACTGTTCGATCTTTGTATATCTTTTCCATAATCTCTGGTAAGAATCCACGAACGTCCTTTCGATACATTGCACCATTTGCACAAACAGCACTATCTTTGTACAGTTCAAAGTTTATATCTTCATCAAGTATCTTATCAACTGTAACCGATGGGTGTCTTTGATCTAATAAAGTTTCTGGTGAAATATTATATTGCATGATCAAGTGTGGGTATAGACTATTCAAGTCAAATGAAACCACCCAATCATACTTACCAGGTATTGGTTCTTTAACATATGCACCTGCATACTTTGCATCTTTATCTGATCTTGCTTTTGGGGGGATTACAATATTTCTTTGTTTAAGATAATTGTATATAATAGTATCCCACATACGAACTTGATAGAAAACATCTACAAAGTTTACCTTTGCGTCGAGTGCCATTGTAACAGCAAGTTCAATAAGTTTCATCTTGTCTTCCAAACGGTCAACAAGTTCCACGTCAATTATGTTATATTCTACAAACTTCTGCCAACCTTTTGTATAGAAGTCTTTGAATGTATCAAACTCTGAGTGATCTAATTTCTTTTGTCCAAGTTCTACACTAGCAATATGATCTAATCTATATGATTCTTGATTGGTATAAGTAAACTTCTTATAAAGATCCAAATAATCAAGTTGAGTTATACCACCCACATCATATGAAATATTTCTACGACCTTGAATATAAACCTCATCTTCTGTTACTAAACCCCAAGGAGAAAAACGTTTCATTAGTTTCTCACCCAATACACGATCTAATCTACGACAGATATATGGAATATCATATAGTTGAATATTCCAACCAGTAACAACCTCTGGGGTATTTTCTTCTATCATCCACCAATTAATGAATGCATTTAGAAGTTCATACTCTGAACCAAATTGTTTATATGTTACGTTCTCTTGTGTATTATTAAAAGG